CATCTGCTTCTTCAGCTGTTTTTGCCATCTCCCGTTCCATATCGTTCAGAGCGGCTTCCGCATTATTCAGCTGAATCTGCCATTGCTGTGTCCGGCGGTCATTCTCCCCGAAAGACTCCGTAGCATTTTGCAATGCTTTCTTCAGCATTTCAATCTTTTCCTTCTGCGCATCGATCTCCTTGGACAAAACCTTATGTTTTGCCGCAAGGGCCTCGGCAGAAGAATCATTTTTATCAAACTGGGAGGAAACCAGCTTCATTTCGCTGCCCAGCACCTTGAAGGACTGGTTGATGTCAGCAAGAGCCTTTTTGAACTCTTTTTCACCTTCCAGACCGATTTTCAGACCAAAGGTATCTGCCATGCAGCCACCTCCTTCTTAGATGCCGGGTGGGATGATCTCGTCTATAAAGACCTCCCGTTTGGGCTTTGCGATACCGTTATACTGCTTGTGGCACTCCCAGAGGTCCAGGAGCAAACCAAACGGCATCAGCCATACCTCATCCCACGACAGGTGAAGTTGGCTGATGCCGTAATAAAGAAGTCGAGTAAATAACTCTCCGTCACTTACTCGACTGCCGCGTTTTTTGTGTCTGCCTCACTTTCGATGTTCCGGCGAGTACCCTTCAGAAGGCATTCCGTGATGGCATTTTTGAAATCGCCCAACTCCACCGGGGTGGTCAGCAGTTCCACCATCTCCTCCGTCAGCAGGAAGCGCCGGGAGTCGGGGTTGCGGAGGTTGTGGATCAGCAGACTCTGATTGGCAAGCAGGGTGATGAGCCACACGATCTCGGAGATCGCCAATTCAAAGTTCTCAGATTTCAGCAGCTTATCACCCAGGTTCTCCAGACCGCCGTACCGGGCAGCGATGTCCTTGGTGGCCTTGGTGGTCAGAATCAGCGCATATTCTTCGCCGCCAATGGTAATGACGGCACTACGTTCCATATCCATAATTCAGATCCTCCTTAATCGCTGACAGGAGCGGCTGCTCCATAGGTGGGTTCGTACACTTCGCTGTACCAGTTGGTGATAACGGTTGCGGTGACATTGGAATCACCCTCGGTGGCCTCCGCCTTCCAGGGATGCTTGCCGTTATCGTCGGGCTTATTCCGGCGCAGGATCGTACCTTCAATGGTAGGGGTGCTGAAGGTGATGCTGTCACCCTTGGTGGCAAGGGCCGTGCCGGGGATGCCGAACTTCACCTTGTACAGCCAGAAGTATTTATACTTTCCGTTGGCCTTCTTTGCCCGGAAGCCGATAGCCACGGGAGTGCCGCCGTCCTCGCTGCAATATACCACAACACCGTTGCTGTCGATGGTGGAGCCACTCAGCACGGAAGCCGCCGTAGCGCCGATATCATCTACACCCAGGGACAGGGTGCCGTTCTTGAATTCCTTGACTACCTCCGCAGCACCGTCATCTGCGTACAGGGTAGCCTCTGCCAGTTCTACGGACAAATCTGCACTAATGGCTTTTGCCAGCTGTACGGGATTGCCGTAGGTTTCATTGCCCTCGGTATCTTCCGTAATGGGTGCGTAGTACAGTTTGTCCAGACCAATTGTTGCCATAGGTCATTCCTCCAATTCATAGGATTTGGCCACATCCACAGCATAGTGGTGGTAGCCGGTTTCTGTTTCAAAACCAATATATCTTCGTTCCGTTATGGTGAAATCGTGCTGAAGCAATAACCGCACCAGACGGTTTTTTTCTTTTGTATAACTGCCCTGTGCGTATAAGGACAGCCGAGCCTCCTGAATATCGAAGCCCGGAGCATTATCTGCGTGCAGATCAAAGGTGTCCGCCAAGGGGGTGATGACAATGTATTTTGCGGGGGCTTCTGCCAGAAAGGCACCGGTTTCAAAAGGGAGACCATGAAGCGTAAGTACCCCATGAAGATCAGAAAGGATGCTCATAGGCTGTTGACCTCCTCTTCAAAAGTTTCCTTCATGACCGCAATGCACTCCTTTTTTGTGGAGGTTTTTGCGGGTTTTAAGAAAGGTTTGGCAGCCTGACCATGCTTGCCGTATTCCAGAATATTGGCGATTTTGGCATTGGAGCCACCATCCCGGCGAGGTTCGGAGAAGCCGACCTTTACATTGTGATTGCCGTCACGGTCCAATTTGGGAGCGGACAGGCCCAGGGAACTTTGCAGTTCACCCGTTGCCCGGGAATCATACTTGGTGCCGGAACCGACGACAGCAGCCAGATTGCTCTGTACTTTCCGGAGGACGACCTTGCCGCCAGCTTCCAAGACATGACCCGTAATTTCATCTGTTTTGTCGCCCAGTTTGGACAGTTTCAGCAGGAAGTCCTCCGGCATTTTTACATTAACCTTTGCCAATGGTCGCCACCACCTTTTTTGCCAGAACCTCGGTATACATACCACGGCCCTTTACATCTTCTACAGAAGTGATTTCAAAGCGATCGCCATCGCAGATCAGAAAAAGGTCGGTGGTGATGGGCAGATCTGGAATGGTGCGGAAACGGAAAAGATCAGTCGCTTCAGAAAAGGCAGCCAGGTTTGCCCATTTCTGGGTGCCATGCCGTCCTTCCCGATAGACCCGGATAGAAGCAAGGACTACATCCACCAAAGTAGAGAATCCTTCCTCATCCTTTTGCCGCTCCGAAACGACAATGTCAGCAAAGCCGTTCATTTTACCAAAACTCATGGCTACACCTTCCATTCTCTGTCGAGCCGCAGGAGTAGATTAACGGTTGTCCAGACTTGCTGTGAAGCCTGGACATTATCCGCAAAAAAGCCGCCTGTGCTGCCATCTCTCGACTCATAAAAGTGGGAGGCAAGCATAATGACGGCCTGTTCCGTTGTGGGCGGCATGATGCCGTCACGATAGGAACCGGCTGGAATGTGTTGATAGCTTTCGGCATAGGAAACGGCGGCAGCAATGAATCCCTCCAGCAAGGAATCGTCGGCCTCGTGTTCCAGAATTAAGTTTTGCCGGACCTTACTCAGAAGCTGATCCATTGCTGCCACCTCCCCACTTAAGCTGCCTTCATCTGCAGGACCTTGACCGCTTCGGGCAGAACCAGCTTGCCGTCAACACGTTCCTTGGCTACAAAGCCAACCATGCCGTTACCGGCAAACAGTTCCTTCAGTTCGGAGAAGGAACGGGTACCACGGTCACCGATGTTGTAATACTTGAAATCACCGAAGGCGATGACAGGCTTACCGGCGGCAATGGTAGGAACATAGGGAGAGGTGTAAACGGGGTAGCCAAACAGGCGGTCGGGTTCGCCAGCCTGCATAGAGGGCTGCCACAGGAATGCCTGGTTACCGTCCTTCAGCTTCCGCAGGGCTGCGATGGTCTGATCGTTCATAACGAAAACGGCGTTCTTGCGGTAGGGACGCTTCAGAGAGTAAACCAGGTTGATGATCTCGTCAGCGGTGATAGCGGTAGCGGAGGCAGCGGTCACACCGACCTCGGCACCGCCGTTGGCAGCGAAAACGCCCAGGGGCTTACCAACACCGTCGCCATTGAGGAAGGCATCCTCTTCCGCATTACCCAGGGCCTTACCGAACTGAGTGATGATGTAGCTTTCCAGGTTGAAAGCGTTGTCGTACAGCAGTTCCTCGGTGACCTTGATGGCAACGTGCAGCTTGTGGGCATCCATCAGGATCTGGTCGAAGGTAGCATCACCGAAGGTCAGCGCACCGCCTTCCTCAATCCATGCGGCGGCAGGGGTGGTGGCAGCGATGTTGATCTTACGCTCACCGGCGGTGGTGATGTGGGTGGCCAGCTGACGCATGATGTTGGATTCCTCCAGAGCCTGGATCAGCCGACGGTCATACTCCTCGGGAACGAGATAACCGCCATCCGCATCCACACCTTCCTGCAGGACATTGGAGATCCGCTTGAAGTTGGAGCGCATGGCGGTCAGCATATCCTTGGCATAAGCCTCGGAAGCACGGCCGGTCTTGGGCTTCACAGCACCGGGGTTGGCGTTCATGGGCTGATTGGTGATGGGGGTGGAAGTTGGCTTGGACAGCTGGGCATCCATGGCGGTCATAGCCTCCATGCGCTCAATTTCCGCACCGTAGTCCTGGACCTTCTTTTCCATCTGGGCATAGGTCTTGGCGTCCTCTTCAGACAGCAGACCATCCTTGTCCCGGCGGGTTTCTACGAAAGCCTTGGCGGCTTCCCATGCCTTGTTGCGCTTCTCGCGCAGTTCCATAATAGTCATAATGATTACCTCCAGTTTTTAATCAGGTCGAGCCGAGCCATAAGGTCATCGGCTTTGGTTTTCTGTTCGTGTGTGGGCTTGGGTTCAATGGCACATTTCTGTGCGATTTTGTCCATGAGGGAATTGACCACATTGGCCTTGGAGTACAGCATGGATACTGTGGGTACCTGAATGTCCTCGGTGGTGCCAGGACGCTTCATGATTTCATCAGCAAAACCAAGTTCAATAGCCTTATTGGCATCCATCCAGGTTTCCGCATCCATAAGGTGACTGAGCTTCGCCCGGGACAGGCCGGTCTTGATCTCATAGGCATTGATGATGGAATCCTTAACGCTGTCCAGCATGGCAATGGCCTTCTCCATTTCAGCGGTATTGCCGTAGGCGATGGTCATGGGGTTGTGGATCATAAGCATGGACACCGGGGACATCAGCACCTTGGTACCCGCCATGGCGATTACAGATGCAGCGGAGGCGGCAATGCCGTCAATCTTGACGGTAACGGTGCCGGGATAATCCATCAGCATATTGTAGATCTGGGCAGCAGCCACGCAGTCGCCACCGGGGCTGTTGATCCACACGGTGATATTGCCGGTGCCGGACATCAGTTCATCCTTAAAAAGCTGGGGCGTGACATCATCGTCAAACCAGCTTTCTTCGGCGATGGTTCCGTTCAGGTGCAGAATCCGTTCCTCCGGGGTCTGCTCCGTCTGTTCCTGGTTCGTCCAGTTCCAAAACTTCTTCATCGGAATCTTCCTCCTTTCCGGGATCGTTGGGGGTATCCGCAAATGCTCCGGCATTTTTCAGAGGGAGCATATTGCCGTTAATCAGGTAAAGGTTGCCGCCATCCTCTTCCGGGATGAGGTCGAGGTTTTCCAGTTCCCGGATGTCATTGGCTGACATCCAGCCGTTCTGACGACCGATGGCGTAACCATTCATGCGGCTCTGGTAGTCGCCCCGGAGCAATCCCTCTAAGTTGAATTTCACAAAGTACCGCTTTTTATCGTCCACAGAGAAGAGCGCCCGCATAAGGGACTGCTCCCAGCGGATGACCCAGGGGTCCAGCGTATACTTCACGAACTCAAGGGATTGCTGTTCGATGTTGGAAAAAGAAGATTTTTCCAGGTCGCCAACCATGTGGGGTGGGACACGGAAAATACGAGCAATCTCGTTGATCTGGAATTTTCTCGTTTCCAGAAACTGTGCCTGTTCCGGGGAGATGCCGATGGGGGTGTATTTCATGCCCTCTTCCAGAACAGCTACTTTGTTAGCGTTTCCGCTGCCGCCGAAGGTGGACTGCCAGCTTTCCCGGACACGCTGGGGATCTTTGATGGTGCCAGGATGCTCCAGCACACCGCCGGGTGCCGCACCGTTGGCGAAGAACTTGGCACCGTACTCCTCACAGGCGATAGCCATACCAATGGCGTTCTTTGCCATGGCGATGGGACTGTAGCCCACGAGGCCATCAAAGCCCAGGCCGGGAATGTGCAGGACATCGGACGGCTGCAGGGTGACCGCATATTCTTTATTTTTAATGGCCTCATCCGGGCCACGGTAGTAGGTGTAATAGAGCCGTCCATGATCGTCCCGATCCACGCTCATACGGTTAGGCATCAGCGGATACAGAGCAATAACCTCATTCTTGCCGTTTCGGATGATCTGGGCATAGGCATTGCCCCACAGGAGCAGATGAGTCATGAGGGTTTCCCGGAACACAAACGAGGACATTTCCGGGTTCGGCTCATCATGGAGCAGATGGTAAAGAGAGTGGTCAATGGCCTTCTCCTTGCTGCCGTTTTCTGTGTACCGATATAAATGCAGGGGCAGACCTGCCACCGCTTCAGCCAGGATACGGACACAGGAATACACAGCAGTCATCTGCATGGCAGAGCGTTCTGTGACATTTTTTCCGGCAGAAGATCCACCCATGTAGAAGGTGTAAGTGCTACCGGGGGTGCGGTTTTGGGGCTTATCCCGGGATCTGAAAATGCCTGTAAACAGGCCCATTACGCATCAGCCTCCTTAGTGAATGCATTAAAAAAGATGTCTATCTTTTGGATAGACGATAGAGGGAAAATATGGTATCATCAAAAAAACATCAGAAATCTGATGAATTGCAGATTAGGATGGTGCAGATATGGCGAATATTTTGATTAACGATTTGTTGCAAATATCCCCGGATATCGCAAATCAGGTAAAGATTAAATTCAACCAGACCGACGGACATGATGATCCGTTGGATCTTTATCTGCGTAATCCTGAAGTGATAAATACAGGCTGGCTTTTTTGGCGAGCCAAGCAGCGATATTTTTCCGTTGGACAAATTGCGATTTGCTTTTTGAAATTGTCCTGGGATACTTGGCTGCTGACAACCATCAAGCGTGTGACCAAAGATCTGGACATTCTGGATGGCATTAATTATGAAGGAGAGGAACTGGAGGAATACCGTAAGTTCTTCGGCCGAGTCATAATCAAATACCATAAGCAAGTCCAGACCCAGGGAATGTACTACAACACGGTCTGCAATCAGCTGGAAGTGTTGCAGATATTGCCCGCAATCTATGATGGAGAAGAATTCCCGGGTTACGACAATGTCCGTCTTTCGTACCAGCAATTAGCCAGTATCCTGGAGCGACGCAAGCAGAGCTGGATTGCGGCGTTGGAGAATCAGAAAGCAGTCTATCTGATTACGGACAAGAGCAACGGAATGCTGTATGTGGGTTCCGCTACAAGTGATACAGGAATGCTGCTCCAGCGCTGGAGCAACTATGTTTCAAACGGTCATGGTGGCAACAAGGAACTGATAGCCGTAGTCAACAAGTATGGCTTTGACCATGTAAAACAGAATTTCCAGTATTCCATATTGGAAAACTACAATGCGAAAATTGACGACCATGTCGTTTTGAAAAGAGAATCCTGGTGGAAAGAGACCCTGCAGAGCAGAAAATTCGGCTACAACAGCAACTAATGCCCTGATTGTTATATAAACAAAATGCCTCGGCTGTCATAAACCGAAGCACCAGTATCGTTGCCACACCGGATTGCCCGGTCGAGCGCCATGATTGTAGCCACGGCACCGTCAATCTTCTCTGTGGATTTTTCTTTGTCGGGTTTAATGTTGCCAGCAGGGTCTGTTCGGATGAAGATGTTATCCATCATCCAACGCAGAACCGGGTGACCACTGTGGGCAATCCGTTCCTCTAGCACCAGCTTCATCAGTTCCTTGGTGGGAGGGCTCATATCTTTGAAGCCCTGTCCGAAGGGAACGACCGTGAAACCCATGCCCTCCAGGTTCTGCACCATCTGTACAGCACCCCAACGGTCAAAGGCGATTTCCCGGATGTTGTACCGTTCGCCCAGCCGCTCGATGAATTTTTCAATGTAACCATAGTGGACAACATTGCCCTCGGTGGTCTGGAGGTGTCCCTGCCGTTCCCAAATGTCATAGGGTACATGGTCACGCCGGACACGAAGATCCAGGTTATCCTCAGGTATCCAGAAATACGGCAGTACCACATACTTGTCATCCTCGTCGGCAGGAGGAAAGACCAGAACAAAGGCTGTGATGTCCGTGGTGGAGGAAAGGTCAAGGCCACCGTAGCAGACCCGGCCTTCCAGATCCTCTTCATTTACGGCAAACACACACTTGTCCCAAAGATGCATGGGCATCCAGCGGACAGCCTGTTTGACCCATTGGTTCAGACGAAGCTGCCGGAAGGCATTCTCCTCACCGGGGTTTTGCTTGGCGGACTCACAGGCATCCTGTACTTTATCGATACCAACGGTGATGCCCAGGGAAGGATTGGCTTTCTTCCAGGTTTCCGGATCTGTCCAATCATCTGCCTCATCAGCACCGTAAATCACCGGGTAGAAGGTGTGATCCACTTTCCTGCCCTCAATAATGTCCTTCGCTTTCTGGTGTATTTCATAGCAGATGGACTTCGTGTCATTACCGGCGGTGGTAATCAAAAAATACAGAGGTTGCATACGGGCATCACCGGAGCCCTTGGTCATGACATCAAACAGCTTTCTGTTGGGCTGGGTGTGCAACTCGTCAAAGACCACACCATGGGTATTAAAGCCATGTTTGTTGCCAACATCCGCAGACAACACTTGGTAGATGCTCCCGGTGGGCAGAAAGATGAGCCGCTTTTGGGAATCCAAAATCTTGACACGTTTGCTGAGAGCCGGACACATACGCACCATGTCGGCAGCTACATTGAAAACAATAGATGCCTGCTGACGATCCGCGGCACAGCCATACACCTCGGCACGCTCCTCGTTGTCGCCACAGGTGAGAAGCAAGGCTACCGCAGCAGCCAGCTCTGATTTGCCCTGTTTTTTGGGGATCTCGATATATGCGGTATTGAACTGCCGATAGCCATTGGGTTTCATGGTTCCGAAGATGTCCCG